CACAGTGGCGAAGGTGATTCTGGTCTTACTATTAATCATATGGGTGTTCAAGCCAATGGTTCATCTTGTGCTTCACAAACAGGTGATAACACATTTGACAACCAAACTGGTACAAAAGCCGCTTTAGAATTATGGGTTCCATTACAATTTTCTTTCTGCCGTAACCCAGGTCTTGCTTTACCATTAATTGCTCTCCAATATCACGAAGTTGAACTTGTTTTAGAATTAGAAACATTCGATAATTGTTTAGCACACAAAGTTAAAAATCCAAGAGGTTTAATGGCAGCCCTCGCCGATCCAGCTACTGCTCCAACTGGTGTCGGTCTTACTTCAGCTGGTTCCTTAAGTAGTACATTAACTGTCTGGGGAAACTATGTTTTCTTAGATACTGAAGAACGTAAAAACTTTGCTCAAAATCCACACGAATACTTAATTGAAACTGTTCAAGATATGACTACTACTTGTTCTTCTGGTAGAGGTAATTACAGATTAAACTTTAATCACCCAGTTAAAGAATTAGTTTGGTTTGCGCAAAGAAATGAAGTTACTAATACCGGAGATACAGGCCATCAAATCAAATATAGTGCTAACTTAGTCACAGTAGACACCAATGCTATTGGTATGACAAGAGAGGAAGCCTACGCGCTCAAGAAACACGATGCTGATGCGGTGGTCGTAAATCCTTTTACTTTATTAAGAGGTACTTTATCGGCTACTGGGAAGGCTACAGCTGCTCTTACTGGTGTTTACTACAGCGGTGATAGTTTTACTGATGGGACTGTTGATGCTAGAACTGTTTACACTTATGCTACAAAAGACGGTATTGGAGAGGCCCCTAGCGATTCCGCCGCTGAACTAAAAATAACTGACACCCTACCTGAGGGCGCCCACGCGCTTAATACTTCTATTTCTGCTGATGCTGAAGGTAATGGACCTCACTGCTTCTCTGGAACAGCCCCTATGTGCAAATCGGCTGTCTTAAAATTAAATGGTCAAGAAAGATTCAGTGAACGTTCATCTGTTTACTTTAACAGAGTTCAACCATACCAACACCACACTGGTACTCCAGATTTAGGTGTTAACTGCTATTCGTTCGCTCTTAAACCAGAAGAACACCAACCATCAGGAACTTGCAACTTTTCAAGAATTGATAACGCTAATTTAACTGTTGACTGTGCTGCTGCAGGTACTTTATCTGTTTTTGCTCATGGTTACAATGTTTTAAGAGTTGCCTCAGGTATGGGTGGTCTTGCTTACTCTAATTAAATTCATATATTATTAAATTAATACATTTTAATATAAATTAATAAATTATAATTTATATAAAAATAAATTATAATTTATAGTATATTAATGAAAGGTGCACTTCAGCAATTAAAATTCAAGGGTTCAGAAGATATAAATTTAAATATTGATCCAGAATTTTCATATTTTAAAAAAGTTTATAAAAGACACTCTAATTTTTCAATGGAATCTATTGCTCATAACATAAATAATCCGGCAAGATTTGGGGGAATAAGTTTAGTAAAATTAATAAAACAAGGAGAACTTATTTCTAAAATGTACTTGGAAATAGATTTACCATATGAAACAAATTCTACTGCTAAATGGACTAATAGAATAGGTTTTAATATTATAAATAAAATAGAATTAATTATTGGTAATATAACTGTGGAAAGGCAATATGGATTATGGTTACATTTATGGGCAGAATTAACAAGTACATATGATAAAAAACTAATGTTAAATGATTTAGTTGGAAGAAAATCTGAAAGTCGAAATGTATCAAATGGATTATCAGCGAATGAACCACATAAACTTATCATTCCTCTAAATTTTTTTTTTTGTAATTATAATTCGGCGTTACCAGTTATAGCAATTAAAAACCAAGATATATTTTTTAAAATTTTTTTTGAAGAAAAATCAAAATGTTTACAAAGTGGAAGTTTAAATGGTAATATAGTGAATGCAACATTATGGATAGATCACATATTTGTTGAAAGAGAGGAAGCATTAATGATTGTACAAAAAGATCAAGAATATTTAATTGAAGTCGTATTAAAAAAAATACAACATTTAAATGTAAATGGATATAATAATGTAGATATACCTTATAAATTACCATATAAAGAACTGGTATGGGTTATAAGAAAAAATAATCTTGAACCAGATACTGATAAATTTACTGATTTTACAAATGGTGCCTTAAATAATATTGATAATACTAATAAGACAGAATTTTATCAAAAATATAATTATAAAGGTTGGAAAGTAGAATTAAGTACTGGTAATTATACTAATTCTGATTTACTAAGTATAAAAAGCGATTTTAATAGTTTATCAGCTGTAAAACCATCCGGTAATAATATTGAATTATATACTGGTGATAATTTTACTGGACAAGTATTAAAAATAAAAAATAATAATAAAGGATTAGGAGTATTTAATGATAAAATTAGATCTATTAAAATAATTAATCAAAAAAAACAAGATAATTTATATTCTGATATTCAATTTACTATAAATTCAAAAAAAATTTTTTCGTCTAATAGTAAAAATTATACTTATTTTAATTATTATTTACCATACAAATATCATTCAGGTTTTCCTGATTTAGGAATAAATTGTTATCCATTTTGTATTAATCCAGAAAGTAGTTTACCCTCAGGATCTTTAATTTTAAGAAGAAATGAAAAATTTCAATTTTCTATTAATTCCCAAAAAGGAAATTTATATTTATTTTCAAAATCTTATAATATAATTAAAATAAAAAAAAATATTTTTTCCTTGGAATATGAATATTAATATTTAAACATTTTTTTTCTATTATTTAATAATATTATGAGTGGAGCGTTATTACAATTAGCAGCTTTGGGGTCTCAAGATGTATATTTAACAGGTAACCCAGAAATCACATTATTTAAAAGTTCGTATAAAAGATATTCACATTTCTCTTTAGAAACGACACAAATTGATTTAGATAATAGTAATCCTGAATTTGGAACAACTAATACTATTAAGATTACAAGTTCGGTAGGTGATTTACTTTCTAAAGCTATACTAGTAGTAAAACTAGACACAATTGAAAACTCTAGCGAATGGGGTTATGTTAATAAATTAGGTCATGCTTTAATTAAAGATATAACTATTAGTATTGGTGGAAACACAATTGATAGTTTTAACGGTGAGTGGTTAAATATTTATGATGAATTATTTAGTAATAAAAGTCATCAAAGTAATTATAATAAAATGATAGGAAATGTAAATAAATTAAAAAAAATGTCTAAAACCCACGACGAATATGAATTATTTATTCCACTAAATTTTTGGTTTGGGAAAAGTAGTTCTTCCTCGTTTCCTTTAATTTGTTTAGGTAGTTCAGAATTTGAAATAAGTATTACATTTAATAATGCTTCAGATTGTATAAATTATAAAGGAATAAACATACCAGAACAACTACCAAGAATACAATCATCTTATTTACTTGTAGATTGTGTATTTCTTAGTCTTTTTGAACAAGAACAATTTAAAAATACAGACCATATTTATTTAATTGAACAATTACAACTACAAGAAGGTAATATATCTAATGAAAGAGAATTAACATCTTTGATATTTGATAAACCTTGTAAAGTATTAATATGGAATATTTTATTAGATAAATATTATGAAAGAACAGAATATTTACACTTCCCTACAGATGATAATTGGATAAAAGGACTACAAATATTTTCTAAATTAATTTGGTTAGCAACACGTAAAAATTTAAATTCGATAGATGGAAACAATTTTATTATTGATTTAGATAATGATTTTATTAATATCGGAGAATCAATACCTACTATTGTAAATGGTATACCAAAATTAAAAACTCTGGCAAGTAAAGTTAATGCTATATTTTTATTCGCTGAGAAGAATATTAATGATAATTTCCAAGCAAAAGCAACAATAGATAATGTAATTATATTAGAAAGTACTCTTACATTTGAAGATATGTCTAATACGATTGAAGATTTAATTAGAGGTAGTGATTCTAGTATTGAATCTCAAGAAATACAAGAAAACTTTTTAGATATTAATAAAATAAGCATAATTGATAAATTTAATTATGGTAATTTTATAAACAGAACAGATAATCCAATTATAAAATCACAATTAAAATTAAATGGAATTAAAAAATTTAAAGAAGTGGATGGAAATTATTTTAATTATTTGAATCCTTTTTATTATTTTGTAAATACACCAGCAGATGGTATTAATACATATAGTTTTGCTTTAAATCCAACTGATTTACAACCTTCAGGTACAATTAATTTTACTTATATAACATCACAAGAATTAGAAATAACATTAGGAAAAAATAATCAACATAATTTATTATACTTTAATAATTGGTTTAATTCAGATGATAAAAATATTAAATTTCAAGCATATACAATTAATTATACATTATTAAAAGTATCGTATAAGAAAGATATAATTGGCTTAGAATTTTAATTATTATATTATTTTATCCGCTGATTTTATGGTCATTAATAATTTATATAAAATAAAAGTTGTTATTAAAAAATTACAAAGTAATAAAAAATATTCTTTGTATGTTTGAAATTTTTTTAACTTGTCTATATTACCTTTTGATAGAGGAGTTATAATTTCATCTGCAAATTTTTTGACTATGTGTGAAATTGTTGTACCTATAACTAAACTAACGGCTGTTGTAAAAATATCTTTTTTATCCATATAGATAAAAAAATTATTTAAATCATTTTTTATATTGAACATTATAAATAATTAGATAATAAATTAGCACATTTAATAGTAAACTTTAAAGTTCTATTTAAACCAGCACCTGTTATAAAATGACTATGAAAAATAGTATCGCCTGTCCCAATATATAGTATTTTATTATTATTATTAGTAAAAATTTCAGCAGGTTGAATACTATGTCTTATATAAATACTCCAAATATCAAAAGTAAATAAATAATTACAAAATTTATTTTTATTATTTATTAATATTGAATATAGAAAATTTCTATCAGTATTATCTTTAATATTATGTAATATTTTAATAGTATTCTCGTATGTATAATATTTTGTTTTAATTTTATTTAATAAGGATAAATCATTTACATTATTAATATCAATATCAAATTTAGAAATAAAATTTTTATTTGAATCATACACAAGTAAAGAACCATAAAAATGATTTTTTTTAAATTTTTTATCAATTGGATGATCTATTAAATGTACTAGATTTGTTTTTTTATTTATCAATAACTGTTTATTTATATTTTTATCTACTTTTTTAATTTTATCTATCCATTTTGTATCAATATTGTTAAAAATATCTGTTTCTAATCTACCTCCAGTACAATCAAAAACAACATCTATATCAGCAATTTCAAAAATATTTTTATAATCAGTCCAGTCATAATCTTCAAATATAATAGGTATATTATATTTCAAAAGAACTTGAGACAATAATAAATATTCTAAAATATAGATATTAATATGTAATAAATTTTTATCTGAATTTAGTGTATAAATTTTAGGCAATATTAAAGATAATAATGGAGACGATGTAGAAAAAGGTCTATGTCTGGAATACGGTTTTCTTAATTTGGATTTATTTATTCTATTATCAAAAATAATTATATTTACTTTTGGATATTGATTTAGAGTTCCTTTATTATAATAGTAATCTAAATAACACGCCAAAAATAATCCTATTGGACCAGCACCTATAATACATATATTTATCTTATCTTTATCTTTTCTGAATTTACTAAATAAACGAGAATAATCATCAATATTTGATTTTATTAAATAGTTAGATAATTTACTAACTATTTGTAAGATTTTTTTTTTATTTGTATTTTTTTCTATTTCATCATTTAATTTTTTTAAATCTTCTAAATTTAATATTTTATAATTTTCATCAGTAGTTACATATTCTTTAGGTATATCTGATTTTACAAAATTTATTTTTTTACTTATAAATAATTCTTGATGTTTTATATAATTATTAGCTAGTAAATTAACTCTATCACTATCAATAAAAAAAGGATGTTTTGGCATATCAAATAATTGTTGAAAAGTAAAATTAATTTTTTCTTTTATTTTTTCCATAATTATATAATTATAGATATAAATTTAGTAACTGTATATATTACTTAAATAATCAGTACATCTATCGCTCACATTTTTAAATTTATTATACAATAAAATATTTTCTGTATCAATTTCAGAATTCATAAAATGTTGTAATTTTTTAGTACTATCATAAGCGGGTGGTTTATTTTGATAAATTCCATATGAATTCGTTTTTAGTAAATCTTCAAAAGAACCTTGACTATTATCATTATCTGATAAATTAAACACTGGATCATCAGGTGTATCATCATCTGATTCATTTATGTCAATTTCATCTATATCTATATTATAATCATCAATATATTTAACTAGCAATTCTAATTCTCTCATTTCATTATATTCTTCCAAATCTATAAGATTACCAATGTAAGTGTAAAAACGTTTAATTTTGTTCATGTATTCTTCATAATTTTTCATTATATAATATAAGTTTAAATATTTGTTTATAATAAATCAATTTTTTCATTATGAAACTTTAAAATCTTAAACTTCTTAAAAAAATAACTATCTTATTTAATAAGATGAATAATTTAAATTTTGATGATTTGGTTAATATGCTAGAAAAATTAAAAAAAGAAAAAGGCGAAGAGTGTTTAATTTGTCAATTACCAATTACAGATAATACATCTATAAAATTAAATTGTAATCATTATTATCATGATAAATGTTTAATTATGAACAATAAATTTATATCTTGTCCTTACTGTAATATAGTCACAATGAAAAAAAATATTGTTAAACAACAGAATATATGTAAAATAATTTTAAAAAGTGGAAAAAATAAAGGAAAAGTGTGTAATAAAAATAATTGTAAGATACATAAAAATGTAAAAGAATTTAGTAATGGATGTAAGGCAATATTAAAAACAGGTATTAATAAAGGAAAATTATGTAATAGAATTAATTGTAAATATCATAACCCTATCAGTTTAGCTATTGATGTTTGATGGATTATCATTCATTCTTTTAGCAATATTTAAAAATAATGCAGACATATTATAATTATTATTATCTAAAAAGTCTAAATGTAATTTCATTGCTTCAGAATATGTTGAAATTTTTGTTTTTTTATTATTTGATTCAAACCAAAATATATAATTGGACGATTTTGTAATTTTCTCAGATACATTGATTTTATCGGATATTATGATTTGTTCAGATATATAATCCGCAGTATCGTTGTCTACTTCATTTATATACCAATAACAAGTTGAATATTTTCTACATAATTTCAAAAGATTTTTAAACTGTTTTTTAATAATTTTAATAGTGTCTATATTTAAATTATTTAGTACTTCTAAATCAAATGTTATCATTCTTTCAACATCTGATGATAATTTGTTATCATATTTTATTAAACCATAATTTAATTCATTAATATTAATTAAATTAAATGTTTCGCTATATTGAATATCACCACTCATTTTGGCTAAAAATAGATTATATCTTTTCATTTAAACTTGTAATTAAAATAAATATAAGTTTAATACGAATAAATTAAATAGATGTATTATCAATAAGATCCCTAGGATTTATATTCTACTGAATAATAAACGATATCTTTTAATAAAAATATTTTATATTACATTTTAATGCCAACATTATGTTTAAATATGATAGTTAAAAATGAATCAAAAATTTTAAAAAAGTGTTTTGATTCAATTGTTAATTATCTCGATTATTGGGTTATATGTGATACTGGATCTACTGATGGTACACAAGAGATGATAAAAAAATATTTTAAAGCAAAAAATATTAAAGGTGAATTACATCAGGATAAGTGGGTTAATTTTGGTCATAATAGAACACTTGCTATTCAAAAAGCCTATCAAAAAGCAGATTATATTATATTAATGGATGCGGATTTTACAATGAATATAATTGATAAAAATTTTAAAAATAAATTATTAAATACATCGTATTTAATAAAATATAATGGAATAACTGATTATAGAGTTATAAAAATTGTAAAAGGAAATATTAAATGGAAATATTTAGGTGTTACACACGAATATATAACAACAAATAGTAGAAATATTAAGGAAAAATTTGATTATATAACAATTAATCATAGCGGGTTGGGTAATAATAGAAGTAATAAATTTAAAAGAGATATCAAGTTATTGGCTCAAGGAATAAAAGACGAACCAGACAATTTTAGATATCATTTTTATTTAGCTAATTCATATTTTGATATAAGTGATTTTGAAAATGCTATGAAATATTATAAAAAAAGAATTGATTTTAATGGTTGGGATGAAGAAGTATATTTGAGTATGTATAAATATGCTTTATGTAGTAAATATTTAAAATATCCTGAAGATACAATTATATTTAATTTTTTAAAAGCATTTAATTATAGGCCAACAAGGTTAGAAGCTTTATATGAAGTTGTTAGATATTATAGAATAAAAGAAGATTACACCAGTGGTTATAAATATGGTATTTTAGGTTATTATTCAGCTACCAATTATCCAGATGACATTTTATTTATTAATAAAAATATTCACACATATAAATTTATAGATGAATTAGCCATTTGTTCATTTTATGTAAATGATTATAAATTATCATTAGATTTAAATAAAAACATATTACAAATATATAAAACAAATAAAATAGATATTGATATTAAAAGAATACAAAAAAACTTAAGTTTTTCTAATTCTATATAATGTATTCTGTTATAATATTGTCTATAATAATAATAGTAATTTTCTTTTATAAACAAATTAATTTAACACCAAAAAAAAATATTGATATATTTTATATTAATTTACAAGAAAGAACAGACAGAAAAATATTATTAGAAAAGGAATTTATAAAATTAAATAATTCAACAAAATATAATTTTATAAATAGAAGAATAGATGCTATAAAACATATAAAAGGTGCTATTGGTTGTGGTAAATCGCACATAAAAGCTTTAGAAACGGGAAAAAAACATAATTTAGATTATGTAATAATTATGGAAGATGATATAGAAATAAAAGAAAATGAAATAGATAAATATTTTGATATAATTAATAATATGAGTAATTGGGATGTAATAATACTATCTGGACACGGAAAGAAGAACTTGTACAATGATGACTTATCTAAAGCTATTAGTATTCAAACAACGGGTATGTATATAGTTAACAAACATTACTATGACACATTAATTAAAAATTTTAACGAAGCTACCGAAAATATGGAAATGTTATTTAATGAAAATAAACCTATAAATCGTAGAAAATGGGCCATAGATATAAATTGGAAAAAATTACAACGCTGTGATAATTGGTATATATTTAATACTAATTTAGGTTTTCAAAGGCCAAGTTATAGTAACATAGAAAAACGAAATGTTAATTATAAACATTTGTTATACAAAAATAAAATATTAAACATAGCAATAAATAAAATTATGTTGTAATAACAAGATTACAATGATTATAAAAGTCTAATTTTAATCGTCAATAAAATCACACTCTACACTTGATTTAACTGGTTTAGTCGATACTAATTTTGTTGGTTTACTTTTATCATTTAAACTCAAAAATTTAACTCCATCTTCAAAATTATTTATTTTAAATTTTGTATTTAAACGATAAAATTTCTTTCTTTTATCTGCTATTTCTTGTAATGGTGGTAATTCTTCTAAATGTTCCCTATAATAACATACTTTTTTCCAAGTTTCTTGTAAAATAGGATAACAATTTTCAAACCATTTCTTGTCTCTTTTTATTGTTACATTATGACTTTCAGGAATTTTCCAATAAATAATTTTATCAAAATAATAATCTTTTGCCATTTCAGGATCTTTTAAATACCAATCAGAAATTGTAATTAAACACCAATCATCATATTCACTTTGTGACATATCTAATCTTGGTGGATAAATATATTTTGATTTAAATTGATGTTCATCTTCATCATGTGTTGGAACATATACTTTTGGTAGAAATTGTAGTAAACAACCTCGTACTAACGTATTATCAATTTGTCTTTCTTTTCCTTCAGTGCCTTCCATAAATAGAGTTTTAAAATTTGTATCCATTAAGTATTCATTTCGTGAATCGTATTCTTTAATTTTACATTGCCAAAAATCACATTGATCTAAATCACAACATTCCAGTTGTTGTTGAACTTGACAAAAATAATAATATGGACAAATTTCACCCATAATTTTACCACTTCTTTTAATTTGTCTTATAGCAGGACATTTAATTTCTAACATTGTTCCTAACATTGGACTAAACTGATTACCTAAAGTAGATTTTGAACAGATGCCATCAGGTGATGCTCCTAAAATTTTGTATTTATTACTTGGTACGCAACCAAATTCGGTTACTTTGATATTATAAATATGTTCGTATAACTGAGTTGCGATTTGTTCGTACTTTTTACCATGAAAAACAAAAATATTATCTAAAAATGGAAAATCTGGATCACACTTTTTACATATAAAACCTTCTACTGATTCATAAGGATTCATATCAAGAGCAGTTGCTGTATCAGATGCTGTTACACGTTGAAAACGATAATCAAACCACTCTTGTGTACGTTGTTCTGGTTGCGGTGTAGCATATAACTGTTGAAATTGGTCTTCTATATTCTGATATTCTTCTGGAACTTTAATCTTTTTATTTTGAACTTCATCACATTTAAAAGTTAAATCCCAATTTCTAAATCCATTATTACCATTTTCAAAACTTAATTGTTTGAAAGTATATCTACAATCAAAAAATCTATTTACAATATCTGTTACTAGTTCATATGTAGCTTTTGGATATTCATCTATAATACTAGTATATATATTTTTTATTATTAAGATTAATTCCTCTTTACATCCGTTAAAATCTTTATATTCCTTTTTAATAATTTTATTGATACTTTTGATAATTTTTCCTAATTCTCCAAATGGTTTGTACATTAATATTAATTTTAATTAATATTTAAATAAGATTAATCAATTTTTATTTACATTCCAATATCATATCCAATAGCATAAATATAATCATTACAAAATGATGTATATGGATGGTCATTATAATACTGGAAAAATTATCATATTAAAAATTAGATTTTTGAAATAATACAGTTTTATCTAAATGTAATCGTGATACCTACTTGAGAATAATATGTTGCCGTTTTTATAGTAACATTCTTTTCTTTATCATTTATATTAATTATTTTTTTATAATTTTCTATACTTGGTCCACACGATAGTAATATAACTTTTTTTTCCTTTTAACTTAATAAAACCATTTGATAAAATTTTATTCATATACTATAATTATATCTAGTATTATTTAAATGAAAAAATATATTGTAGAATATAAAAAAATAAGTAAAAATCAACAAAATAAAATGAGAGATATTTTACTTTCTAATTATAACTTTAATAGAATTACAGATTTAGAATTAGAAAATATTAGAAAAAAAACAGACATAGATACAAAAATAATATTATCATATCGTAGTCAATTATTAAAAGAAATAAATATGAATAATCATTATAAAGTAAAAAATGAATTAAAAATGTTAATGAAAGATTATCAAAATATGGATATATTAGATCTATCTAAAAAATATAAATTATCTCCTGTTAGTCTTATGAGATTAATTTTAAAAAAAAAGTATCCTAATATAAAATCCATTAAAAAATCAATATTACAATTAAAATCTTTTGATAAAGAACAATTAGAATTAGCTGAAAAAAATGATAATGTAGCACCACTTGATCAAGATAATATACAAAAATATTCTGAACAATATGAGGATAAAATAGGAGACTATCTTGATAAAAAAAATATAAAGTATAAGACTCAAGAGGTTTTGGTACAAGAACAAATTAAAGAAAAAGGCCATCCTTATGCTACTCCAGATTTTCTCTTAAAAGATCCTATTGATATAAATGGTTCAATAGTAAATTGGTTGGAAATAAAAAATTTTTATGGAACAAATATTAAATTTATGAATAAAAAAATAGAAAAACAAATTAACAAGTATTATAATAAATGGGGGTTTGGGTGTTTAGTATTTAGATATGGAGTATATAAAAATTTACAGTTTGATAATTGTAATATAATTTCATTCTAATAATTATTATAACAATATGTATTAATATAAATTTTCAATCTCAAAATGCTTGTTATGATCAATTCGATAGATATGTTGTTGGATGTATAATAATAATATCAAAGTGATAAAAACAATATATTCAGATTATCCTTGGAAATAATAATTTACATTCCTATAGCACAACCTATAGAAAAAAGAGGGTCACCAAATTTAATTCCATTAATATGTTTATCTAAATTTGATATCCATTTTTTATTTAATTTTTTAAAACTATAATCTTTAATATTTGATATCATTAATAGTAATATTTTATACCAAACAGTATCTATATAGTGTGATGACTTACATATTTTAAATAATAAATTATAATTATTATTTAATTCATTATCATTTATAATTATATCTTCGCAATATTTATAATAATTTGATTTTTGATAAAATATATTATTATTCAAGTCTATACGTGGTATTTCAATATCTACTTGTGAGAATTCTGTAAATAATTTTAATTTTAAATTATATTTATCTTTTAAATTTTTTAAAAAAATATTAGAATAAAATGAACCTAATAAATTATCAAAACCTATAAATCGTGGTTTTTTATTTTTAAAATGTTTTATCATAAAATGTTTAACTTGTGGAGTTACATCTTCATTATACCAATCAATACCAAATAAATCAAAATCACTCACTCCTAGATATATAAAAAACATTAATACTTTTAAATAAATTGGAAAAAATAAATTAACATTATAATAAATTTTATTTTTTTTTACTGATTTTTTAAATTGAAAATTATCAGGTTCTATTAAAAAAGGTTCAGTAATAGAATCAACACAAAATTCTATATTATGATTAAATTTATAATTATAATATTCATATTCATTTTGATATAAACTTTTACATAGTATTTTTATAGAATTGTTATTTATGCTATACTTATATTCTTCGCGGAAACCATCGTATAATCTTTCATCATAGAAAAAAAAATCTTCTTTTGTGTCAGAATAACAAGTAGCCGTCTTAATTGAAACAATGATATATTTCTCATTATTTAATTCAATTATATTTTTAAATTTTTCTATATTTGGACCACAAGATAATATTAATACCTTTTTACCATTTAATAAATTTTTAGAATTTATAAATCCATTTTCTATTAATTTATTTTTTAAATAATTATTCATTACAAATATATATATATATATATATACTATTTAACTAATTTATTAATTATGGACAAACATATAAATAAAAAAAATAGTATTTAAAATCAATTATGAGATCTTAAAAGGACGACAACCAATGAATACGAGTGAAGGTATTTATATTGATGATATTAATATAAATCTTATTGAGGAAGAGTCAGTTAATAATGATTCAGATGATGATAATAATAATACATAAAAAATATTAATACTAATAATGTCAAACTCGACACAACTATTGTTACCAAAATTGTATATTTTTATGAAAAGTTTACAACTGAAGAGAGTATTCATACTATAGATTTTTTACACGATCCAAAAGTATGTCTAAACATATTAGAGTTAGATACAATTATTTCTAAAAATATTAACATTATTAATGTTAGAACATTTTCTAGTAATTTAACAGGTATGAGCTGTGATATTATTGGTGACACGTCATATAAAGAATTTAAACAATTTTCAAGTAATGATGATCTAGGTGATTATATATTTAGTGAAGAATATTCTATTATTGAACATAATGATAATTTAGATATAGGAAATAATGTCTATGCTATTTTAAACTATAAGGATTCTTTAGACTCTTCAATGATTGGTGGTGATTATGGTTCTGGGAGGTGTAGATAGATTTTAGAAGATGTAAAACTAGAATAATAATTAATTTATATGTATATATATATGAATAAAAATAAATATTTTAAAAATGAATTTTTTGATTCCGAAGATATTGAATTAGCTAACGAATTAGCAAAAAAACAAAAACAAGACGCAGGTAATAAATTAAATGAAGCATACGAATTACATAGACTATATGAAAAAGAACGAATAAAAGCGGAAAAAGAAAAACGCAATGAATTAATTAAAATACGAGAATTAGTTGAGAAATCAAAAAATATAGCAAAAAAAGCAAATGGTAATTTACAAAAAAAAACACAATTTGTAGAAGATATAAATAAAGAATTAATACAAACAGAAAAGGAGGTTGAGAAACTTAATATAGAAATAGATAAAGCAAATAAATATTTAGTAGATATAAAAGAACAAGAGAGAATAGCATACAATAATAAAATACTAGCAGAAGAAAATTATAATAAAGCAAAAATAAATTTAATTGATATTAAAAATAAAGAAAAAGAATTAAGAATACTGTTAAATCTAAAACCATATAATAAATTTATAAATTTTATAAAAAATAATTATATTTTACTTTTATTAATTATATTATATTTCTTAATTGTTATTATTTTTTATTATAAAAAAGAAATTTTAGGATTTTTAAAAGAAAAACCAAAAAATCCTAAAATAAATAAAGGTATTAAAGTACCAAAACCATTATTAACAAGAATTTTACAACCAAAAGTTATAAATAAACCTATTACTAACCCTATTACTAAACCTATTACTAACCCTATTACTAAACCTATTACTAACCCTATTACTAAACCTATTACTAAACCTATTACTAAACCTATTACTAAACCTATTACTAAACCTATTACTAACCCTATTACTAACCCTATTACTAAACCTATTACTAACCCTATTACTAACCCTATTACTAAACCTATTACTAACCCTATTACTAACCCTATTACTAACCCTATTACTAACCCTATTACTAAACCTATTACTAACCCTATTACTAACCCTATTACTAAACCTATTACTAACCCTATTACTAAACCTATTACTAACCCTATTGACGATGAGGAGTATGATGATGATGATGATTATGATGATGATTATGATTATGATGATGATTATGATGATGAATATTAATATAATACTTGTATACAAATTCGCTTAAAAATAACTTTTAAATTATTCATATAAATGGAATATTTAAAAGAAAATTTCGATTATAAATATTATATTAAAAATAATAATTTTGTTAATAATGAATTTCCAAATAAAGATATTGCATTTATTCATTGGGTGTATATTGGAATATATGACAATTTAAAATGTAATAATAATGATGATTTTATTAAAGAAACTAAAAGTACAATTAATTTTATAAAAAAATTAGATAACACTAGTTCTGAAATATCATATAATAATAAAAGATTAATTTTAATCTTTTCGTTAAATATAAAAAATTATTTTAATTTTGATTCTGAATTTTTTAAACAAGCTAATAATATTAATGGAAATTCATATGAATATTATATAAAAGAAGGTCACGAAAAAGGTTTAATATTTTCAAAAAAACAATTAGATTATTATTATGACAATATTAAAATAGATAATACTAATAATAATATTTTTGTTACATATCAAAATAATAAATATATATTATCTGATTTTTGTAAAAAATTTATATATGAAAAAGAAACAGAGTTTTTTTTATCAAAATTTAGAATATTAGAAACAAAATTAAAAAATAGTAATTTATGTTGTATATTTCATATTGGTAATATTGTAATTGGATTTAAAATACTAAATAAATTAAAAAAAATATTAAAAAAAAACTGTTCCTTGATTGTTAATATAAATGAAGATTTATTAAAAGAAAAAAAAATAAATGTATTATTACGAGATATAAAAAAATATGATAATTATTTAATTACAGTTACCAAAGATTACGGTAATGATATTAGTCCATTTTTAATTATTTATAATTATTTATTAAAAAATAAATATAATTTTAAATATTTATTTAAGATACATACTAAAACTGAGAATTCTTGGAGAATTAAATTGTTAAATTGTTTTATTACAACTGATATCGACGAAATTACACCTTTACTGGATAAAGATATTGGTATGGTTGGAAGTAATCAACTTTTATATTCTAAAGATGATAGTAATCATTTAATCTTATCAAAATTATATGAAGGAAATATAGATAATTTTCAATTTATAGGAGGTACCATATTTTTAACTTGTTTTGATTATTTAAAAGATATATTCAAGTATAGTATTATAAAACCATTATTATTATTTCCATATCATACATCAAATTTTTTATTTTATAACTGTTCTTTGTCACATACTGTTGAACGAATGTTTGGGTTTGAAATTTATAAACAAAAAAAATATATTCATGGCTTAGATTATTCCAATAAAAACATATTTATATTATTTCATGTTGGTGATATAGATGTTTTTAATGCAATGTTAAATGATTACAAAGATATATATCAAGCAGAATATATATTAATTACAACAATAGATCATAAAATAAAAAAATATATTGAAGAAAAATATACCAATATTAAAAATAAAACAATTTTACTTGTTGAAAATAAAGGAATGGATATTGGTGGTTTTTTATATGCTATAAATTATATCAAAAAAAATAATTTAAATAACAAAAAATATATTTATATCAAGTTACATACAAAATCAGACAAAAATTGGCGTAACCAATTGATTAAACCACTTTTTAAAAATTTAGATTTAATTATAAAATATCCAAGAAATAAATCATATATTTTTGGTTCACAAGAGTGTGTTATAAGAAATAAAGTTGTAAATAGAAATTATATAAAAGATATAATTCAAAGAAATAATTTAGATATTTATAAATTTGAAAAATTTATCGATGTGTACAATTATCTTAATATCTGGTATGAAAACAAAACACCAAATAATTTATTCTTAAATGAAAAATTTTATTCTTATTATGAATATCTTTTAAATCCAAAAGATCATTGGGAAAATTATGGTATTAATGAATTTCATAGATTATCAAACCCTTGTTATATAAAATCATTTGGTCAAGAAACTTATATGATTGCCGGATCTTTATTTGCTTTTAATAACAAATATTTTGAATTAATTAAACCAATTAAATTTGAATATGAATATATTATTCTAGAAGAAAAATATTCTGTAAATGATGTATCGAGAAAAACACACGCTTGGGAATACTTTTTTAGTCTTTTACCTTATTATGATAATTCATCTCTTGTTTCTGTTGGTAATAGTGATTTAATTTTAAAAAAATGTACTCATTCAATAAATAAAATACAATCAATAATAAATGTTCCTTATGAAACAAGTAAGATTGCTTTTTTTCTTCTTGTACCTGAAGAATCAACTAAATATTCAGGTGGTTATAAAACATTATTACAATATATAAATTACTTGAATGATTATGGGTTATCAGTGGATGTTTATTTTGGTGATAGATGGGAACATATGGAATCAAATGAGAGAGGATTCAATTTATTAAAACATTGTAATATACGTGAATTAATAAATTTTATCGATGACTGTAAAGTAGTAGATACAAGTCTAAATAACTTTTATTTAGGATTAAGATGTCAAAGAAATTATGATATAGTTGTGGCTAATGCGTGGCAAACTGCTGATCCGGCATATAGAAATAAATCTGTTTGTAAAAAATTATGTTATATTATTCAGGATTTAGAATATTTATTTTATCCAGATAATGAAGATGTACAAAAAAAAGTTAAAGAAACGTATAATAATGACTACCATTATTATTGCTTATCAGGATATTTAAGTAATCACTTTAAACAAAAATATGATAATGTTTATGAATCACAATTAAGTTATAATCCAGAAATTTTTTATGATATGAATTTAGATAGAGAGAATAGTATTATTTTAACCTATTATACTTATAAAGTCGGAAGAATACCAAAATTAGTTGAAAGTATAGTTAAAAAATTATGCGCAAGTAAAATCAAATGTTATGTTTTTCCTAATAAATTTGATTTTGAATCAGAATATTTAACATTTTTAGATTCTATGAATTTAAAAGAACTTAATAAAATATACAATAAATGTAAAATTGGGCTAATTTTTAGTGCTACTAATCCATCAAGAATATGTTATGAAATGTATGGAAGTGGACTCAAAGTTATAGAATATGACGGAGATACAACAAAATTTGATATCCCAATACAACATTTTATTAAAATTAAAAATGATATAAATATTGTAGGGATTGTAAAAGAATTATTAAATGATAAATCAAAAAATAGCGATGTTTATAAAAAAAGAGTGTCTGTTGAAAATGAAAGAAATAATGTTATTAGTTATTTTAAGAATATATTAAAAAATTGATTTTTTAATTTAAAAATTAAATATATCATTTATTAATGATATATTTAACGTGTCCAACATGTGGGTTTTTTATTGGTAGTAAAATAGAGGAATTCGAAAAGAATAAAAAGATGATTTGTGATAATAACAAATTATCATATGAAGAAAAAGGTATAAAAATTCAAAAAGTAATCCAAGATCTAAAATTAAGAAGATATTGTTGTAGAATGCGTATTATGACTACTAAAGATTTAGTTCAAGATATTTTACCTGTATCAAACGATTAAGTATTTTTATTTTTAAATTTGTTTTAATAGTTTCTTTAAATTTTTCTTTCTAAAAAATTTTAACTGCTCATCGTGTGACATTTCTGTTAATCCAAATTTATTATAATAATGACATATGTGTGAATCAGTATTTAATGTTTCTGCAAATATATTATTAACTTTCATTTTACCATATACTTCTAAATATATTGTGTAAAATGTTTCTCCATTTCCATCAATAGGGATTAATTTAGGTAATTTACCTTTATTGTATAATCGCGATATCAATCGAAGTTTTCCTTTATACCAAATTCTATGCCACCATCCAATTTTAGTATCTCTATCTGGAACATTTTTCTCAATACCATCTTTTGGTATTAAGAATCCTCCTTTATTGTCAAAATGGCATTGAACTAATCCTAAAATTTTTCTTTTTTTAATGGTATGTATATCTTTATTAATATCTTTAATCATAATTTTACCTTGATCGGTTAAAACCATCGCATCACCATTAAAACAAGCAACCCAAGATGGTACAGATGATAAAGCAATCGAAAAAATTTCTCCTGTTTTAAAAGTATTATATTTCATTGGTACTCCAATAGCAAAAATGTCACCATCATCGTTTATAGCAACAGATGTACCAAAAACTGAATCAGCTGTTAAACTGCTTATATCATTTGGCAAAGGAAATGTTGTATTAAAATCATTTAATGTAAAACTACTATCACTATTTAAAACCCAAGTATAAGTACTTTTTTGTAAAAAATATACATACACAGCTCCCAGTCGTGTTTTACCATCAATTGTAGTTTCAGGTGCTCCAATAGTAACAATAGTACCATTTTTATTTATAGCAACAGAATTACCAAAATGTTCAGTATTATTTTGACTTAATGGACTTTGAATAATATTACCCCATAAACTCCAGGATGAACCATCATATTTAAATACAAAAAAACGTCCATGCTTATTATTTACATTATTAGGGTCAATATAAAATTTTCTTGCACCCACTACTAAATAAAGGTTTCCTTCATGAGCAGATAAATCAATAGAATATCCAAATTCTTCTTGTGATTGGGCCGGCTCCCCCCCACCTGTATTAGCAGTAATAACATTACCTACTTTGAAATAGGAATTAATACTACCTGGAGTAGTGCTTGATAATACATATACTTCTCCATTTCCATCTGGATAATGACCACCAACTGCTAAATAATATGTAGAAAGAGATTTAGCAGTAGCTATACTTTGTCCAAAATAAATAGCATTTAATGATAAACCTGTATCATTTCCATTTATTGTTTCAATAGTATCTAAACTATACCTAGATGACATATATATATATATATTTAGAAAAAATATATATATATATTTATATTTATATTTATATTTATATTTATATTTATATTTATATTTATATTTATATTTATATTTATATTTATATTTATATTTATATTTATGATTCATTATGATTTAATCTTATAACGTTACCTATATTATTTGAAGCTGTAGGTTCACTTGCGAAAATATATGGATCAAAAAGTGTTCCCTGAACTGATACACTAGTGCCTAATCTATTTGTTCCAACTTTACTAAAAGATGACTTATTTATATCCCAAACACCAGCTTCGTATCCTACTACATAAACTGTCCCAGTCCCAGCTCCAGGTGCTCCAATAATACAAACATCCCCAGTATCATTTAAGTCAACTGAATAACCAAATTCGTCATCCGCAGATTCCCCAGTATATGTTGCTCCTGTTTCCCATTGATTACTTATATAATTATAAATTCTAACTGAACCTCCACCAATTAAAGAGGTTTCTGAGAAACCCACTGCCATAACAGTACCATCCGCATTAAAAGCAACACTATTTCCTATTTCCTGTCCATTAGAACCTTGATTATTACTATTAAAAATTTGTTTACTAAAATTTGACATATATATATATATATATATATTATTTAATTTTTATTTTAATAATAGTAATTTCAAAGTTAAAATTTCTTTTTCAGATAATTTTAATACTTTTTTAATATAATTATTCATATTACCATATTCTTCGTCTATTGTTTTAAAAGCATTTTGAATATAATCTGATTGTACTGTAAGCAATGGTAAAATTTTAGGACCATCGTTCATACTTATATTCATTATAACACAAACTTTAGCAAGTTGTCTGTCAATTGTTCTGTTTATACAATGGTTTGAAAACATATATTCTTCCATAATAGTTTCTTTTGGAACATCTATTATAGATAGAATTAAAGCACAAGCAAATCCGGTTCTATCTTTACCAGCAGTACAATGGAAAAGAGTAGGTAAACCAGACTGAATAAATTCTTTTATAAATTTGGAAAATACAGGAGTATATTCTAAAACAAAATCTTTATTAGCATCAATTAAAAATTTTGTCATATCTTTTTTGAGTGTTCCATCTAAAATTTTATAAACTTCTTCATTTATTGATTTGTCCGCTTCAATTGGACTTTCAATATAAGTTACATTAGGTGGTAAAATATTAGGTTCTTTTGTTTTTCGTGAAGAGAACGGAAATCAACAATTCTTTTAATACCAACTAAATTTAATACATTTAAATCATAATCATCTAATCTTGCCAGATTATCAGATCTAAATAACATACATTTTTTAACTTTAATATTATTTTTATTAACAAAACCTCCAATAGTCCTAGTATTATAAGTATTTTTTAATTGAATAATATTATCAACTAATATTTGGTGTAAACTTTTCATTAATCTAATTAGAAAGGTATTATTTAAATTTTTCATATATTGTTCTGGGAAAACAGGCAGTAAAACTTTATATTCAGCATTTAAAAAAATAGATAAAACTCTTCATTTCCATAATAATAAAAATTTTCAACATCAAAATAAAACAAAAATACAAGTGAAAGATATAATATTAAAATCTTCAGAAAATAAAAAAGTATATATTATTGATTCATATAGATACCCTATTGAAAGAGCAATATCATCTTTTTTTTACAAATTTAAATAAATACTGTCCAGATAATTTAAATATGAGTATTGAAGAAATTATAAATTATTTTAATAAAAAAAAATTGTATAAATTAGATAGTTATCATAGTTATATAGAAGCTTTCAATTATTTTGATATATCAACTGATATAAAATTTAATCACGATAAAAAATATATTTTAACTCAAAAAGATAATTTAATATTTATTAAATTAAGGATAATGGACATACTACATTGGAAAAATATATTCAAAGAAATATTAGGAATTGATATTAATTTTGAACATAGAAATCCTAGTAAAAATGAAAGATATAAAGATTTTTTAAAAGAATATAAAGTATCAAAACAGTATTTGAAAGAATTAAAAAAAAAAGATAATAAAAATAGGATAGAAATGGATAAAATGCTTTCAAAAGAAGAAATAAAAAACTATTTTATATTGTGGAATGCTAACAGTATTTAATTAAATCGTTTAGATATTAAAAAATTAATTATTTATAAATATAATGAAAACATTCGTGTGTATCAATTATTATCATTATACTAAATTAAGTAAAAAAAAAACTAGTAGATTTTTATTAAAAAATTATAAATTAAGATATAAAATAATCGATAAAGTTATATGTGAATACGAAAATTATAAAAATCCAATAGACATTATGATTGTAACTAATTCAAATGAAGGGAAAGAATTTATAAAAAAACACTTTGAAAAAAGAGTTAAATATATTAACACACCTGAAATAAATTTAATTAATGATCACTTTTTACCATACGCTTCAATTGATATAATGAGCAAATACAAAAATGAATATGACAATTTTATATATACTGAAGATGATATGATAATATCTTATAATACATTTTCCAATTGGTTAAAATATTCTGAATTATTATGGAAAAATGGGTATGTTCAATATTTCTATAGAGTTGGTATTGATAATAAACTACACGATAGTAAAGTACCTGAAGAACATGATGGAAAAATATTAAAAAAATATGAAATCGAAATAGAGGGAATTAAATTTGGAAGATTATCACGACCATATGCTGCTTGTTGGATATTAAACAAGGAACAATTTAATTTATATTTAAGTAGACCATCGCTTTTAAAACAAAATCATAATAATAAATGGCCTAAAGAATACATTGCTTACGGATTAACTTGTGATGATAGATTATTAAATAAAGATACAGAATTTAATAAATTATGTTCTGTTAGAGTCGAAGATGTTAAAAAATGGTTAAGTTTTAAAAGTGTTGGATTAATTTGTATAGATGACAATTTAAGTATATCTTCTAATTCTAAAGTAATTCACTATAATCCAGATATTAATGATTTATAATAGAGTTAAAATCCAGCTAATTTTAATCCCATTTCTGTTAATTTTGGTTTATTAATAGGATTGATATTAGGTAAATCTTTTCCGTAAGTTCTAGGAAATTTACCAAATAATTTAACTCTATTAGGCCAATGTGTTGTGCTTCTTAATTCATTAAACGCTTTTCGTTTTTTCTCTAACATCTTTTCACTTGATAAATTTCTTGGTTTCATACAGACATATGAAACACCTCTGAAATTTGGTTGAGAACGTTCTTTCATACATTCACGCCCACTGTGTATTGTCCTACTATCCCATAGTACCAGCAGGACATTTGATATATTTTATATTACATTTTTTATCTGTATAATATTTAATTTCATCTTTTGTTAATTTATACCAATCAACTTTATCTGTTTTTTAAAAATGATTAGCAAAATCTTTATGACTTTTTTCTAAAAATGCTAAAGTATCATCGCCTTCATTAACATCATAAGCAGTAACCCAAGATTGATAACATTCTAAATCATTTCTAGTATAACTTTGATCTGTATGAAACCAATCCTTTCCTTTATACCAACCTGATTTTGTTTCTTCTGATGGGAAATGTATACTAGCGCCATCAAAACTTGTAACTAAATCTTTATTATTAACATCCCATAATTTAGCAAATATATTTACAACTTTTGGATTTTGTCTTATATCCCAATTAAATTGAGCGTGTCCAATTCCCCAGTGTTGAATTAACATTGAATGTGTAGGAAATAATTCTCTAAAAGATCTCCAAGTTTTAGTATCATCTTTATTAATAGGTTTATCAAATTTTTGTGTAATATGAACAAGATATTTCCATATGCCATTTTGAAAATTAATAATCTCTTCTTCATTTAAAATTTTAGGAATAATAGCAACCCCGTACTTTTTTAATTTTTTTTTTTACTGTCGATAAATCACAAGAATATTTTGTACATTTATAATTGTCCATTATAAATATTAATTATATAATTAATATTCAAATTTTAAATAAATTAATGAATGGTTGAATTCCAAAAATCTCCCATATCCATAAAATTACCAAATCCAGTAAGATTATGAAAATAACCAAAAGCTGTAAAATTCTCAAATCGACCACTTCCTGTTAGGTTAAAGGTGCCTGTCGCATTGGTAAAGTTATGAAGTCCAGTTAGATTTCTAAACTCCATCTTTCCTGTCATATTTCCTCGTCCAGTTACATTTAGGAAAACTCCATAACCAGTAACATTCGAGAAAGAACCGTATCCAGTAACAAGTCCGATACCTGTCATATTAGTAAAATTTTTCATTGTGGTACGGTTGATAAATCGACGTACCGTTGTATTCTGACAGTTTTCATTACAGTTAGTACAGTTGGTATCCGCACACATCATAATTCTGTCTTGACAACATCCATACCTAGTCCCAGCACAACCACCAATCAGACTCGTATTATAGCAATTGGTACAATTTTCTTTACAAGGTGTTTCAAGGTCTTGACAGCATCCATACCTAGTCCCAGCACAACCGCCAATCAGACTCGTATTATAGCAATTGGTACAATTTTCTTTACAAGGTGTTTCAAGGTCTTGACAACACCCATATTGAGTTCCTTGACAACCACCTAGAATATCTACCTTTTCATAATGAATTGGAAGAGAGACAGCAATAGTAATAATGTTCATAACAATAATGAAGAATAGCATTAATATAATTAAGAATTGTCTACTAATAAATTAAATTTCAATTTTTTATAAAGCAATTACTTCACCCACACCTTTTGTATTACCATCACGGAAGAAGAAAATCATTTTTTCTTCCATAAATTCTTCATGTTGATTAAATCTAAATTTAACTATAGCACTATCTCTACTTTTTAAATGATCTTTTTCATTTTGTACCATTTGAATTTGAGCTGCTTGTCTTATAGGACCACAATGTAATACAGGACTATATCCATTTTTAATGGTTGTCGAATGATGTAAAATAGTAACTCTTGCTGTAAAAGTTCTAACAACATTTTGTTTCCAATTATCTAATGAATCAAGTAATACAAACCCTTTTTTAATTTCGGAACGTGTTATTGTTTCCTTAGGATTAACAAATTTAATATTAAAACATCCCTGTACATCTGATCTAATTTCATCTACATTTTCTCTAATTGAATTATGAATACTTCTAATAGTAACGGGATAAAAATTCCCATCTTTTGGACCAATATACATTTTTTGTTTATTATTTATAGGTTTACCTTTAACAGTTCCACTCACAACTAGTCCAATACCCGGTACATTAAAATTAGAATCAAGGTACACAACTGTACCATTTGATTCTTTTGGCCATTTATCTCTTTGATCTAAATTATAAATAATTTTATGAAGGTTATTTATATTAGTACCATCTTTATTTGAAATAGATATAACTGGAATAATTTCTGAATTATGAATCATATTATCAATATATGTAGTTGTTTCATTATTTGATTTTTTTGAGGCACTTATAAAATATATGATTTTACCAAATGTATTTTTTGATAATAGTTTTTTAATTTTATTACATAGATTTTGATAAATCTCTTGTGGTGCTAAATCTATTTTAGTAATTACAATAACAATTGGCACTTTTAAATATAATAAAATTCCAATATGTTCTTTTGTCAATTTAGTAATACCTGTATTAGCACCAATAACAACAATCCCGCGATCTGGAAACATTCCTGTAACACCAAAAACAGTGGTTTTTAAATATTTTTCATGTCCGGCTAAATCTATATATTGAACAACTTTTTCATTATTATGTTTAATATATTTATCTTCAATTTCGATGTCACCTATTTTAGTAATATCTGTTCTTTTTCTAGATTTAGTACTAAATAATTCTACATTAGAATTTGTACTTATATATTTAACAGGATTTAATGTAATACTGCTAGTTCGACCAGTTTCTATTTCATGATTATGTAGTAGTACTCTATTTCGTGCTAAACCACGACCATTATCTAATTCTCCAGTTGTTAATACACCAATAAGAGAACTTTTTCCAGCATCGACAGGTCCTGCAACTGCTATAGTAATTTCACTCGAATGAGTACTTTTATTTATCATTAAAATATAAAATATTTATATTTTAATAATTAATATCAATTTTTATTATATAAATTAAACATGAGCTTTACTTTTTCCTACCTGTATTCTACAAACTGGACATTTATAGTCATACTCTTCTAAATATTCTTTTAAACAATCTTCGTGAAAATAATGCGTACATTTTAATTTTATTAATTTGTTTCCTTGTTCAATATCACCCAAACATATTGTACATCTATCATAATCAACATTGCCAACCTCAAATGATTCTAATTTATTTAAACATTCATCATCAAGTGTAATTTGAATATCGTCTTGTGGTTCTACTGGAGGTGGAGGGGGGACATTAAGAATATTATTAAAAATATTAGCGAAATGATTTAATTGTTGTAATGATTCAGTACTATTAAGTGGTATATTAAATGTATAAGAATATGTACTAGATACACTTTGAGGTATTTCAGGTTGATTTATTTGAGGTTGAACTTCATCAGAATCAGTTATTTCTACGGTATCGGTTGTATCTACCTCTTCGTCTCCTTCTGTTTGTATTGGAGGATCATTATTAATCTCTACATTTTGATTTTGAAGTGGACCATTAATAACTGGTATATTGAAATTAGTACCAGTAATAGGATAAAAATAAGATAAATCTATAATATCAGTGGGGATATTTTGTGGATTATCTTGTGGAATTCCTAGTATATTTTCAGTAATATTAATTGAACTCATATCTTCTAATGATATATCAATTCCAAATTGACTATAAAAATCAACTAAATATGTATTAATTACCTCAATTGGTATATTATGTTGAAGTAGCAGAGTTTTTAATTTTTTTATAATAAGAGACTCATCTAGTGTGAAATCTTGAAATTGTAATCTAATTGCGAATAATTCATCGAATGAATATGACATTATATTATTAATATTTTAACAAAATATAAGTTTAATTCATTTTTTCTACTGTTTTGTTTATAATAATTATAAACCCTCATATATATAATTTTTTTTACTATAAAGAATTACTGAATATATATATAAATGGAAATCCAAACTATTATTGATAATTTAGAATTATATTATTATAATAATATAAAAGATAAAATAGAATTAGATAATATAAATGATCACATTTGTGAAAAAATTAAATCAATGAAAACTACTATATCTGAATCAGAAACCGAAAATGTTTATACTGATGAATATATTTATAAAAAAGACTGGAATAAATTAAATAAAATCCATAAAAGAATTAAATTAAAAGAATTTATAAATAATTTAACTATTAATAATATAGAAAAAACCAATTTAATAAAACAAGTTTACGAATTAGTAAAATTAAATAAGTTAACACAGAAAAAAACTGTTAATTATGATTCAAATGAAGGCATAATACAATCTATCCCAAGTTTAAAATTCATTAATAATAGATATGAATTAGTATTATAAAATTAGTATCTTTATTTAAATACAATTTTAATAGGTGCATGATCACTCCCTAATATTTTACTAAGTATTTCAGATACTTTTACTTTTTTTATTAAATTTTTAGAAACTAAAAAATAATCGATTCTCCAACCTTTATTTTTTATACGAGAATTAAATCTATAATTCCAATATGAATATTTGATTTTATTAGGATTAAAATGTCGAAACGTATCAATTAATTTTAATTCACTTAATATATTTTTAAACGATTTTCTTTCTTCGTTAGTAAAACCTGCTGATTTTTTATTTGTTTTCGGATTATGAATATCTATATCTTCATTAGCTACATTTAAATCACCTGCTACTATTATTTTTTTATGTTTTTGTAATTTTTTTAAATATTTTTTAAATTGTAAATCCCATTCTTTCACTCTATAATCTAATCTTTGTAATGCTTGACCAGAATTAGGTGTATACACATGAATTAAATAATATTTATCAAATTCTAAAGTTATAACTCGTCCTTCCTTATCATAATTACTATTATTTATACCAAATGATACATTTAATGGTTTTTTTTTACTAAAAATAGCAGTACCGCTATATCCACCTTTTATTGCACATTGACTATAATATCTATATTTATATCCTTTTAATTTTTCTCTCATTGCTTCTTTAGTTTTATCAATAGGACAACTTAGTTTTGTTTCTCCAAAACAAATAACATTAGGTTTTTCTTTTTCAATTAAATCAAATAAATTATTTTTTTTAATCATTGCTCGTAGACCATTAATGTTCCACGCAATTATTTTATGTGGCATTTAATATATTATATTTTTTATTTTTAAAATATTTTAAAAATTATTTAAATAAATAATTTTGATATTAAATAATGTATTTTGCTTTATATGGGAAAAAGAAGTTATTAGGTATATTTGATGATTATGAAAAATGTAATTTGTCAATCGAAGGTTTGACTTCTAATAATTTTTTAAAGAGTAAAGATATTAATATTGTTTCATATCATCCAAATACTTTAGTTAAAAAAAATAATCTGTTTTTATGTCCATCCATAGATATAATTGAAGATTTTACTAGCGAGTGTAGTACACTTAATTTAAATAATGTACAAGATGATTCTGAACATAATTCAGAAGAATATGATAATTCTGAGAACAATGATAATTCTGAGAACAATGATAATTCTGAGAACAATGATAATTCTGAAGAAGATGATATAATAGAGGAAGATAGCGAAGAGAGAGAGAAGAGAATAACAAATGAAAAGAAAATGAAGAGTAAAAAAGAAAAACTAAACTATAATATTCAAATTTTAAAAAAGAAAAAAGAACAATTAGAAGAAAAGAGAAGAACGTATCAGATTGATCTTGACTTATATAAAAAATTTAAATATATTAAAAAAGAAAATGAAAACTTTGTAATTCCTCCAATGTTTGAAAATAAATATAATATCTTTATGGTATTAGATAATGAAAAAAATTTAAGTTTAAATAATTTTAATAATGTATATAAAAAAAAAATAGATGATACAAATTATTCTAAACTTTTTAGTGGTGATGGCAAAGATAGAGAATTATTAGAAATATCAGAAAATGATACAGACGCTGATAATAATAATTCTGATAATAATAATGAATAAAAAAAAATCTAGAAATAGATAATATAATGTATAGAGATGTAGATAAAGATATTATAACTAAAAATTTAGTAAAATTAGAAGACAAAGCAAAAGAAATTGTTTTGAATAATTATGAACCTACTTTTTCAGAATTAAAAGAAGTATATAAAATTATTAAAGATTATATAAAAGAAAAAGATTTAATAATTTATGGTGGATATTCTCAAAATGCTTTAATTAAATTACACGATGAAAAAAACGTTTTTTATAGAGATATTGATGTACCAGATATTGAATTTTATACTGCTGAACCTCAAAAAGATTTAATTCAATTATGTGATATTTTATATAAAAAAAATTATAAATATGTCGAAGGAGTAGAAGGTATACACAATGAAACATATAATTTATTTGTAAATTTTCACGGATATTTAGATATAAGTTATATGCCAAAAAATATATTAGATAATTGTCCTACTATTAGAACAGAAGGAATGAGAATGACACATCCACATTTTATGTATACAGATGCTTTAAGAGTATATACAGACCCTATGACATCTTATTTTAGATTATCCAAAACTTTTTCAAGATTTACAACATTAATGAATTATTTTCCATTTAATGAACAAGCTATATATAATACACTAGATTTTAATGTTACACTATCTGAAAAGGAATATGATGAAATTACTAGATTTATTAGAAAACAAATAGTAAGGAATAGTAAATTAGTTATGATTGGATTTCATACATTTAATAGATTAATGAAAAAAGCAGAAATGCCTAAAACTCATTATATCCAAGAATATTATTATCAAGTTATATCAGATAATTATATTGATGATAGAGATAAAATTTTTAATTTATTAAAAAATAATTTTACAAATATAACTAAAAAAAGTTATTACAAATACTTTCAATTCTTAGATAAAACAACAGAATATTATTATAAAGATCAATTAATTTTAAGATTATATGGTAATAATGAGAGATGTACTGTATATCAATATTCTAAAAAGAAGAAAATAAATTATGGTACCTTTCAATTAATATTAATGTATTGTTTGATTCACTATAATATAGCAACCGTACGTAATAATAATTTTATCAAAAAAATAAATATAACTATGATTACTAGATTACTTAAAGCGCGTGATACTTATTTGGAAAAAAGAAATTTAAATGTTCTTGATGATACACCATTTGAAGAATTTACAATGGAATGTATAGGTAAACCATATAATATATTAAGAGAATCTAGAATAAAACTTAAAGCAAATATTAAAAAAGGTAGACAAGCTAAATTTAGATATACTCCTAGAGGTAATCCAGGTAAAGTTCCTAATTATAGATTTGATAATTCATCGGGTGAATTAAAAAATTAAAACAAGTTAATGTTTCTTGTAAAACTAAATCATACAAATTCATTATATATATAATTAGTCGTTAAGATAATATTTAAAAAAATTAATAAATTTTTGAATATATGTATATTCTTTTATTTTTTTTGTTTGTGAAGTATTAACATTCTTATAACTATCTGGTTTTCTAAACATTTAATTTAAATTATATATATATTTTAAATTAAAAACTAATTAAAAATTTAATATTTTTTATATATTATACTTTTTATTTAACTTAAAATTACATGTCATCTTCCGCCCATTTGGATTAATCTATTGACTCTGGGGGTCCAAAGGATGTATATCTACTTGACGATCTAGGTCTAGATTTTGACCTTTGTATCGATACACCAAGTGCTCCTTCTTGGGACAAGGAGAATGCATTGATGAATGAGGACAAGTCGAGTGTTATTACAACAAAGGATACACCTGAAAACAAGGTTAAAATTAAATCTGCTCTTTGTAAGATCTCCCAAATTCTTGGAATAGAAAGGTCGCAAATAACAACTTATGAAGTTGGACCTTTTGGATATAATCCTGATAATTATGGTGCGTCAAATGAAGAACCATATGGAATGGTAAGCACATCAAAATGTCTAATTAAGCATTTCGAGCCGCATTTTCAGGAAATGATTCAAATTCATTATTCTAAGTGGGATGATCTAGAGACTTTTCGCGAGGAGATTCAAGACAAGTATGATATTTTTATTGATTATCCTTGTGAAAAATTCTATGGACGACCTGGAACTATTTACTTTCCTAAAAATGATGATATTTCCGAAGAATCAGATTATACACATACTGTTATATGCGACATTGGTGAAAGACTAGGAATGTCTGCGTGGTCAAAGATTTTTTATGAAGACTTTAGTCCATATATGGAACCTGTTGAAAAGTGTATCTTATATTACGAAGGTAGTGGACTTGGGCATAACCCAAATGAAGTATGGACTGATTATGGTGATGATGATGACCCGTCAAGGGATTCAGAAGATGATTATCAAGATTTAGAAACCCCCAACTGAACATATTTCTGTAGAAATAAACAGACGCTGCACTACTACAATTAACGAATTAAAAAGAAAAGATTCTACAAGTACACGGTATTCCTATCGAAGAATACAAACTTTATGAATCCTATGAATTTACTGAAACTGAAATAGAAGATACCAATTCAATAGTTGCTTATCATTTTTACAATATCAGACTAAAGTACTTGTGATGTTAAAAAATACTTTTTTTCTTTATAATTTGTTCAAGGTGTTTTTATAATTATATCAATTGTTCCATTTATAATTTTTATATTTAAATTTATATATGTACATTTAAATAACAAGTATTCATTTCTATTTCTTGTAGTTATTATATTCATTAAATATATATATTTAAATAAAAAATTGAATTTTTATTATACTCTGGTGCTTTTTATAAAACATATTTTACATGCAGTCTACACCATTTGTAGAATTTATTGACCCTACTAGTCTTGTTACTGGTAGTCCAACTCGTCGTCTGACTGGAAAAGGTGGAGCAAGCTGCCACAGGGTATCGCAGAACAATAAGAAACCAGCACATTCTTCAATGTACAAACTAAGGATTACTACAAGTGCAAAGGGCGAAACTATTTACGCTCAACGACCTTGTCCTAGGTGTGGAAAAACTTTACTGATTGAAACACCTAAAAGTACGAAAGGTGTTGATTTTGTGTGTTCACATTGTGGTGAAAATGTGGAAATCAAGCAGGGCGAAGAACTGCTTTTGAACCAGGACACCGTGCGAGAAGTAATCGCGGGTACCTACCAGCTACCTTCAGACACTTACGTCGCACTACATCAAGCAGTCACACCACAAGGGATCTTGAACCAGGAATACAGGTGGTCTAGAGAAAGGGTCACAAAGGCGATTAAAGACCTTCCTAAAGACGAAAGGAAGTGGCATGTTACTTCTGAAAAGAAACCTCGTGTCATTCTCGGACTTGCGTCACTTGGTGATCCATTTGTCGTTGGTTCTATATGCCATCAAAACAAGCTCGCTGCCCCATCAGGATTCAGATACAAGGTTCACGGTCCGTGTACTCGTGGAAACAGGGATCTTCGCGAGCTAATTACGGAAAGGCGAGAATATCGACTAGAAGCGAAGAGGCGTGAAGATATGGGTATTCAAAAGATTCTTCTGTGCTATTCCTGCGAGGACCATACCGGCTGTGATATTGGGTGTTCTGATTGTGACTTCAAAACGGCGTTTGAAATGATAATAAAAACGCGAAGCAAGAAGAAAGCGCGATCCACCCGACTAGTAGCGAAGAGGCATGAAGATGTGGCTATTCAAGAGATTCTTTTGTGCTATTCCTGCGAGGACCATACCGGCTGTGATATTGGGTGTTCTGTCTGTGACTTCAAAACGGCGTTTGAAGTGATAATACAAACGCGAAGCAAGAAGAAAGCGCGATTCACCCACCGTCGGTGAAGAGCAACAATATCGCTTTACACCACTCAATTGGTAAGTTAAGTGGAAGGGCTTTAAACATAAAAAAATCAAAAAATTAAATTTTTAATTTTTTGATTACTTTCGTTTATCAACAAGGTTAGATTAAACTTTTTTTAAAATTATATTTAATTCATTTTCTATATAAGTATTATTTTCATTTACAACATTTTGTTTTTCAACTAATAATGTATTATCAACAAGTTTTATTTTAAAAAACTTGTTATTAGTTATATCATTTAAATATTTATTTAAAGCAGTAATGGAATTAATACTTTCTCCGTTTATTTCTGAAATAATAGCAGGAAAACTAATTGTATTATATTTATCAATTGTATTATTAGTTGGTATTTTACTTGTAATTATTAAATATTTCTCATCTTTTTCAATATTATTTGATAATATTAATTCAGGATTATATAAAATATGATTAATACTTAAATCCATTATTACTAAACCACCTATGATAATATATTTAATATCATCAAAAGGATAATTTATAAATTTTAAAGGTGAAATATCAATTGAATCTAAATTTATATTTAAATTACTTTTTTTAGTATAATTTGAATTATTATTTCTAATATAATAAATTGATAATTTTTTTTCGGAAATGACTTTATAAATATCTGTTATATTTATTTTTTTTGAATTATAAATAAAATAACCAGTATTGTTAATATCATAATTTTTACCATTAATTGTTATTTGACAAATTATATCCCCTTCATTTAGACCAATATTATTAAAATTACTTTTACTGAATATTTCACTTACAGTTATCCCACTATCATATGGTTTATCCATTTTAATAATGTCTTCCATTAGTATAGGCGAGGTATTTACATATTTTAAACCAAATGTTAATGGTTTTGTAATACCATTTGAATTTAATTTCCTAAAATTATTTACATAGTCAATAGGAATAGCAAAATTTATATTTTGTAATCCTCCTCCTAATCCAGCATAATTTATACCAACTACATTATTATTACTTTTAAGTACTAAAGGACCTCCTGAATTACCTGGATTAATAGTAGTATCTGTTTGAATATCTCCCATAAAATGTCCATTAATATTTCCTTCAGTTATTTTAACACTTTCTTCACCAAGAGGGTAACCTATACCTAATGTAACATCTTGTAAATTAGCAATTTTAGATTTATTTAAATCAAACCAAAATTCACTTTTAAAATCTTTTATTTTTAATTCCGCAATATCTAATAAATGATTATACATAATAACTTCAGCATTATATAATTTATTACCTAAAAAGGGAATACTAATTAATATTTCAACATAATTATCTATAACATGAAAATTAGTTAATATATTTGTTGGACTAATAAAAAATCCAGACCCAGAACCTTGTCTAATATCCTCTTTAGACCAGGGTCTTTCAAAATTAATATTTTGTGATTTAACCTTAACTAATACTACAGCTGAATTAAATATATCTGGATTATCACTAAATTTTTCTTTTTTTCTAAGTTTTTGTTTTGACGTATTTACTAAATAAATAAGCACAATTAAAAATAATATTGAAATTATAATTTTGTTCATTAAATATAATTAGATTTAATTATATTATAATTATTTATTTTTTCTTTGTTGATTTGCTTTTCTTTGTTGATTTGCTTTTCTTTGTTGATTTGCTTTTCTTTGTTGTTTTTCTTTTCTTTGTTGTTTTTCTTTTCTTTGTTGTTTTTCTTTTCTTTGTTGTTTTTCTTCTTGGTTTATAGTCATCCTCATAATCATAATATATTTTCTTTCTGTACGGTGGAGTATAACCTAATGGATTATAACCAATAGGATATAATCCGATTGGATTATATGGGTCAATATAAGTATTATTAATTGTAGTAGTTGGTGGTCTCGCTCCAGGTGATGTAGTAGGAGAATATCCAGGTGGAGTATAACCAGGTTGTGTAGTTCGCGCACTTTCTTTTAATGCGTTATCCAAAGCTTCTTGATCACTACCTGGTCCTGTTCCAAATAATTCTTCTTGTCGTCTTGTTTCGGATGCTAAATCACCACCTTTTTGTTCTATTACATTTTTTAAACTTACATATTTATTTTTATATTTTAAATATAATCTTTTAAACTCTTTTCTATTTTCCATATATATATATATACATATAAAAAAATTTTTCTATATATATATATATATGGATCTTGTAATTTTCTATAGTTGTTTTTCAGATATTGCCGATATTATAAAATATGGTAAACTATCAGAATTAAACGCAGAAAGTAATTTAGTAAATAATTCAAACGATTTAGTAAAAGAAATGGATTTAATAGCACATAATATTATTGTAAAATCATTACAACAATATAATGATATTATTGGTTATATATCAGAAGAATGTCAATCAATTAAATTTTTTAAAGAACCTTTTATAAATAAACCTAATTATATTATGGCATTTGATCCAATTGATGGTTCTAAAAATTTACTATCAAATATAACTGTTGGTACAATTTATTGTTTATATGAATATGATCATAATAGTAATAAATTAACTAACATAGTTGAAGCGGGATACTGTTTGTATGGTCCACGTGTAACATTAGTAAGAACTCATAATAATAAAGTCGAAGCATTTTCATTAAATAAATCAAATACTTTTGAAAAAGATGGAGAACTAGCATTTAATAAAAATAAAGAAAAACTATACGCAATAAATCAATCAAACAGATATTCAAATGACATAAATGAATTAATTAAAAATTATAAAATTAATAATTATAATCAGAGATGGGTTGGTTCAATGGTTGCTGATTGTCATCAAATTTTATCAAAAGGAGGTATTTTTATGTATCCTTCGAGTGATAAATATCCAAGTGGAAAATTAAGATTATTATATGAAGTAATTCCTTTTTCTTATATTTTTAAAATTGCGGGTGGTATTGGGGTAGATTTAAGTTATTCGCCTATATTAGATAAATTTTCTATTTATGATTTAAATACTTTAGACTTGCATAAACCATTCCCAATAATTTTAGCATCTAAGGAAGAATATAATAAAATGCTAAGTTATCTTGATATTATTGATGATATATTTTGTTAGACTTATATTATATTTTAAAATCATCTGTATATTTTATCTAACTTGTATCTTTTTGAATTTTCTATAAATAATTTAGCCAAATTATTTACATTATATTCGTAATCTTCTTTATTATCCCAAGCATTACGAGGATTTAAAATATTACTATTAACATCATTTATTTTTTTTGGTATTAATAAATTAAATACGGGAAAATCTTCAAATTCCTCTTTTGCTAAATTACCATTATGAATTTCTTCTACTATTTTTTTAGTAACTTTAATATCACATCTATTACCAACACCATATTTACCACCTACCCAACCAGTATTAACTAACCAACAATTAACATTATACTTTTCCATTTTTTCACTTAATAATTCAGCATATTTCATAGGGTGCCACACAATAAAAGCTTCACCATAACAAGCTGAAAAAGTAGCAATAGGTTCTGTTATACCATCTTCAGTGCCTGCAATTTTAGCAGTATATCCATTAATAAAATGATACATTGCTTGTGTTCTTGTTAATTTAGATACTGGTGGTAAAACACCAAAAGCATCACAAGTTAATAAAATAATATTATTTGGATGATTACAAATACAAGGTATTTTAGCATTATTTACAAAATCAATCGGATATGCTACTCTTGTATTTTTTGTATAAAAACCATTATCAAACTCAATATCTCTATTTAAATCACATACAGTATTTTCTAATAAAGCACCAAACTTGATAGAATTATAAATTTCTGGTTCTTTATCTTTATTTAAATTAATAATTTTAGCATAACATCCACCTTCAATATTAAATACACCAGTATCAGTCCATACGTGTTCATCATCGCCGATTAACATTCTATTACTATCAGAAGATAATGTAGTTTTACCAGTACCACTTAAACCAAAAAATAAACAAACATTACTATTATCAAGCGAAACATTACAACTAGAATGAAGAGATAAATGATTTTGTAATGGCATTAAAAAATTCATAACGGAAAAAATAGCTTTTTTCATTTCACCGGCATATTGTGTTCCAAGTATAACTATTTCTTTGGAATCAAAATTTAAATCAATACTAGTAGAACTTGTCATATTACCAGTAAATCTATTACATGGAAAAGACCCAGCATTATAAATAGTATAATCTGGATTACCGAATGTTAATTTTTCATTAAAGGTAGGTCTAATTAACATATTATTCATAAAAAGACAATGATATGGTCTACCTGAAATTACTCTTACTTTAATCTGATAACGTTTATCCCAACCGGCGAATCCATCAAAAACATAAACTTTCTCTAAATTATTTAAATAACATATAGCAGTTTCTCTATTAATTGTAAAATCTGCTTTACTCATTTTAATATTAGGAGAATTTTCATCATACCAAATATATTTATTATACTTATTAGAATCAACAATCCTTTTATCATATGGTGATCTACCAGTTTTCTTTCCAGAATAAGAAACTAGAGCACCTGACGATGATATTTTTGTTGTATTATTGGATAAAGAATGTTCGTAATATTCTGGAACTGTTAGATTATAAAAAACTTCTATAATTCTTTCTGAAAAATCACTATTATTATTTTTATAACTACCTCCAACTACTTTGTCTAATGTTTTATTATATAATTTTGGTCCTGTTTCTCTAGATGTTGATTTTAAAGAATTAGAAATTGATAATATTCTTTTTTCAAAGATATTATTCATTAAATAATAGTAGATTTTATTAAATTATATATTTCTAATGAAAATGTTCTTTTTTTGTTTAAACTTTTAATTGTACTTTCGATTATTTTTTCAGCCTTAATTGTTATTTTTTTAAACATCTCAGGTAAACACATACGTAACATTATATTTATATCACTCCGATAATCATTATCTTTTATAATATTACTTTTAGAATTATGAGATAACTGTTTAATAATATTATGTGTACTTATTTTTCTAGATGTATGAGTTGACAAGTTTGATTTCTTAGAATGTTTTTTTAATTAATTGTATAAACATATCTTGATTATTATTAATATATATATAAATATTTTTTTACTATACTATAATAATAGTATGTCAAATAATGAAAATATTAATTTAGAAAATAATGGAAGATTATTTCCACTATGGGTACTTGCTAATTTTAAAGATTATGAAATACCAGAAATTTTTAGAGAGGAAGGAGAAGATCCTTGTGATAGTAGAAAAGGAGAATTTAAACTGGAAAAATATCAAGATTTTTTAGGACAGTTTTTAAATTATAGATCACCTTTTAAAGATATTTTAATTTATCACGGAGTTGGTTCAGGAAAAACTATATCAGCTATTAATATTTATAATGTTCTTTTTAATTATACGCCAAAATGGAATATATTTTTATTAATAAAAGCCTCATTAAAAAATGATCCTTGGTTAAAAGATTTACGTATGATGATGAGTAAAGATACTAATGGTCAAGAGAAAATGAATAATATAAAATTTATACATTACGATTCCCCTTTTGCTGATAGAGATTTTTTAGAAATAGTTAAAAAAGCAGATTCTTCTAAAGAAAATATGTTTATGTTTGATGAAACTCATAATTTTATTAGAAATGTATATAGTAATATTTCCTCAAAGAAAGGTAAAAGAGCACAAGTTATTTATGATTATATTCAACAGGAAAAGAAAGAAAATAAAAAAACAAGAATTGTTTTACTTTCTGCTACCCCAGTTGTTAATAATCCATATGAATTTGCTTTGTTATTTAATTTATTGAGACCTGGTATGTTTCCTACAAGTGAAGCATTGTTTAATCAAATGTTTATTTCTTCTAAAAATTTTAAAAGTTTAAATGAAAATAATAAAAATCAATTTCAAAGAAGAATTATGGGTTTAGTATCATATTATATAGGTGCTACTCCAGATAAATTTGCTAGACAAACAACACATTATAAAAATCTTGTGATGGAAAAACATCAACAAGATGTATATGAACATTTTGAAAAAATAGAAGAAGAAAAAGAAAAAATCAGAAAACTAATGAGTCGTGGTAAAGTAGGGGGAGATGATATGTCTACTTATATGTCATATACTAGGCAGGCTTGTAACTTTGTTTTTCCTGATATAAATAATAAAGTAAATGGAGAAAAAAGACCTAGACCTAGTCAGTTTAAAGTTGAATCTAAAGAAGATGAAAGTTTAGATAAAAAAGAGGATAAAGACAAACTTGATAAATTTTGGAAAAAATCTAAAGAAGAATTAGAGTTATATAAGAAAGCTAGATTAGAATTTATAAATGAATTAATAAATTATTTTAAAAATATTCACAGAAGAGATAAAGAAAATAAACATACAATAAATAACGACGTTAAAAGTTTTTTTGATAATTTTAATGGTAGTTTTACAAAATTCTATGAAGATGTAAATGTTAAAAAATCAGACTTATTTAGAGTCATGTATAAATCATCACCAAAAATGTTATATATTATTTTTAACACGCTTAAATCACCTGGTTCATCATTAATTTATTCTAATTATGTCGACATGGAAGGACTTCAGGTTTTAAAAATATATTTATCATTTTTTGGATATATCGCATTTGTAGATGATAAAGAATATGATAATAATAAATCAGACAAAAAATTATCAAAGACTGGTTTTAGATATATTGAATTTCATGGGGGAATTGAAAAAAATATAAGAGAAGAACATAAAAAAATATTTAATACTAAAGAAAATAAGAGAGGAGATATAATTAAAGTAATTTTACTTTCACCTGCAGGTGCTGAAGGTATTAACTTGAAAAATGTTAGACAAGTACATATTTTGGAACCATATTGGAACGAAGTAAGAATAGAACAAGTTATTGGTAGAGCTATCCGTCATTGTCATCACGAAGATTTACCTATGAATGAAAGAACTGTTAATGTTTTTAGATATAAGATGATAAGAGAAAGTAAAAAAGAAACAAGTGATGAATTTATGGAAAATCTATCCAGAAGAAAAAATAATTTATTACTATCTTTTATTGAAGCAGTTAAAGAAGTAGCAGTTGATTGTGAATTATTTAAATCTGTAAATATGATGGGATCAAAATATTCTTGCTTTAAATTCAATCAAGATTCATATTTTGAAAAAAATATTGGACCTGCCTTCAATAGAAGATTAGATTTTGATAATAAAATGGATAATGGATCAAATTCAAAAGATTCTATAAAATTAAAAATTAAAGTAAGGCAAATAAATGCAGTTAAAAAATTAGATGAAAAAAATTATTCTTCCGTAATTAAATTTTGGTATCATGACGAATCTAATATTGTATATGATAAAAATCTTAATTATCCTATTGGAAAATTAAGAAAAGATAAAAACAATAATTTAGATAAATTAGATAAAGATACTTATATATTAGATAAAGAAATTGATATACCAGTTTTTAAATTATATTAAACCATTATCAGGGTTAATCGGTTGTTCTTCTGAATTTATCTGCTTTCTAATATTAGATTCACCTTTATTACCCATCGACATCATTGGCATTCCCTGCATTCCTTGCATTCCCTGCATTCCTTGCATTCCCTGCATTCCTGGCATTCCCTGCATTCCTTGCATTCCTTGCATTCCTTGCATTCCCTGCATTCCTTGCATTCCTTGCATTCCTTGCATTCCCTGCATTCCTTGCATTCCCTGCATTCCCATACCTGGCGCTTCCATACCATTTTGTCCTTGCATCGGCACAATATAATTTAAATGTAAAGGATCATAACTAGTAGGGTCTAAATCTTTACCCATCGAATTCATATTTGGTTCAATCATTGGATTAAACATCTGATTCGCATATGGGTTTGATCTGGGGTCAGCCATCTGTTTTAAAGACATCTGATTAATATCAGATAATATATCATTTTCAAAAGATTTTAAACTATTTTTTTTATTATAAGTTTTACTAGTTTTACTAGTTTTACTAGTTTTACTAGTTTTACTATTTCGACCAGTAGATTTTTTATCTATTTTTCTACTTCCATTATAGGAATTTTTACGAACCATATATTATTAAATAGAAATTATTTTTTATTTATTTTTTAATTGTTTTTTAATTATTTTTAATGTATCTCTTAAATTTTTATTTTCTTCATTTAATTTTTCTATTTTTTTTTCATATTTATTAGATATTTTTTCAGTTAATTCCTGTTTTAAATCTGAAAAAGTAAGTTTTTGAAAAAACACAGAATGATTAATTTGAACTGACCAACTTAATGTACCATTTGATAAAATTACATAATCTTTATCAATTTTTGTTAAAAATCCACCAAGTCTAAATTGTTTTTTTCCTGTTTTAGGATTAAAACTAAAATATCGTAAATGAGAATTTAATGAAACATTCTTAATATTATCTACTTGTTTATATTCTTCTAATTTTTTTTTAATTTCATCAGGTGATAATTTATCTTGATAACTTTTAGTTGTTTTTTTATAAGTTGTATCTCTTGATAATCTCTTTGTTACTGAATTAGTTGCCATTATAATATTATATAAATTTAATTTTATATAATATTATAAATTTAGTTTTAAATTATATCAATTTTAAAAATTTATTTAGTAGCTAAACCAACAGCCAACATATCACCACGAATTGATTCTAATCTAGAATCAAAGATTTTATCTTTATTATTTTCTATTTTATCTCCTAAATTATTTATTTTCTGTTCTAAATAACCAAGTTGACCTCCTGCCATTCCATGAGCTACACTGGTTGGACCCATTACACCCATCATACCAGGAGCACCCATTGAACCCATCATACCAGGAGCACCCATTGAACCCATCATACCAGGAGCACCCATTGAACCCATCATACCAGGAGCACCCATTGAACCTCTTCTACCACTATTACTTAAATAATTACCAGCGGCAGCTCCTAATCCGGCAGAACCCATCATTGCTGCCATTTCACCAAAATCAAAATCTCCTCCTTCATCGCCCCCTCTTTTAGATCTTCTGCCTCTTTTAGATCTTCTGCCTCTTTTAGATCTTCTGCCTCTTTTAGATCTTCTGCCTCTTTTAGAACTTTTTCCTCTTTTCCCTCTTTTCCCCCCACTTTGTGGAGAATAAAGTTCAGTATTCGATTTATCATTTTCAGAAAGTGTTTTTTTTAAAGTTAAATATTTATTTTTATATTTTAAATATTTTTTATAATAATTTTCCATATATATATATACTTATATTTTTTTATTTTATTAAATATGATAAAAATAATTTACGAGTTTTATCAGATTGAGTAGTATGATTTTTATAAAATATCATATTTTTTTCAAACGATATATTAAATGTTTTTGAATTCGAATTACATAATAACATCATATTAAATTCGTCATAAATATATTTTTTTAAAAATATTCCACCCCATTTCAAATTATCATTTAAATCAAAATATCTTATATAACCACCAGGTTTAATAGTATTATAGTCTTCGATATTTTTTATATATTTATAATCTTCTAATTCTTCTGAATATTTTTTATATAAATTATTTATTTTAATATTATTTTTATAATCAAATTCATTTTGTGTTTCGAATTGATTTAAAAATAATTCTAATTCAATTTCTCTTTTTGATTTTTTCATTATAATATATTATAATATATTATATTTAAAGGCAAACTCTAATATTTCTTTAATGATAGAACAATACTTTAACAATAATATAATAAAAGTAGTAGATACAGAATTAAAAGATATAATATTATCAAATAAAAATATAAATAATTTAGAAAGTAAAATTGATAACATAGAGACAAATTATAAAACATTAATTAATAATATTAAACAAGAATATGAAAATTTAAATAAATTAAAGTATAAAAATCAAACAGGATTAGAATTACTACAAAAAGAGAAAGATATAATAAAAATATTACTAAAATATTCTTTACAAAATACCTTATTAGAAATCAATTTTATTAAAATATGTTTAAAATTTATATTATATTTGAGTAATATTTTAAAAAAAAAATTAAAACAAAAAGACGTTATATTATCAGAAGAAACATCTAATTTAACAAGATGTTCATATAAATTTTGTAATTTTAAAGATAAATGTAATTTTTATTATAAAAATAATTCAAAATGTTATCAAGATCATTTTGTTCATAATATGGTTTGTATAGACATTGAAGTATTATTAATTTTTATAGAGAAGAGTTACACGAATATGGATACTTTAATACAAACAAAAGAATCAAAGGATATATTAAAAAGTTTAAATACATTATCATATGTTATAAATCATATGGAAAATGAATTAAAATTAAAATGTATTTATTTAGATAAAAGTGAATGGGATAATTTTCATTAAAAATTGAAATATTATTAAATTTTTTATATAATATATTGTTTTAATGTATAATCTGACAGTAAAAAAAGAAAAATTTACTATTAAAGGTTTCGGTGAAATTAATATTTCAGGTGCGAGTAGATCTGCTAAAAGAACAGGATATCTTATTGAACCTTTTGGAATATAT